CATTGGGTATCCAGACGTGGTGATGTATCTGATATAGATGCAAAATCTCTTGAAGATGCCGCTCCGGGTGAGAACGTAAGAATAGACGGCCCGTCTGGGCAACCGATAAAAAATTCAATAGATGTATTTTCTCCTCCTCCTATCGATCCCTCTGTTTATACTACGGATCATACAGAACGTGATTTTGAACGTGTTATTGGTGGTGGTGAAGTTACTCAGCCAAAAAGCAATCGCTCAAGAACTCTTGGTGAAGCACAATTACTAACTCAGGAAACTGCAAGTCAGAGTGCCGCGGATACAGATGAAGTTGAAGATTGGTTTGAGAAAGTTGCAAAGCATACGCTGGAGCTTTTGTTGCAAGCATTAACACCAGATCAGGTCAGCGAAATAGCTGGACCACAAGCTGAGCCAGAAGTAGACCAGCAAACTGGACAACCTACTGGCGAATTGAGCGATGGTTGTGTTTGGCCGCAACTGAACAAAGAGCAGATTTTCAACATGCTCTCTCTTAATATTCAGGCTGGATCGTCAGGCAAACCAAACAAAGATAAAGAAACTCAAGTTTGGGTGCAGTTCTTATTGCCAAAATTATCAGAAGCAATACAGGCAATCGCTCAGTTGCGTGAAGCTAAACAAGATGATCTAGCTGAAGCGATGATTGTTGTTGCACAAGAAACTTTGCGTAGACTTGACGAGAGATTTGACGTTAACGAGTTCTTACCAAAACAGAAAGATCAGCAACCTGACCCAGAAAAAGAACAGCAGATGCAACAGCAGATGGAGATGCAACAAATGCAGATTGAGCAACTCAAAGCACAGCTACAAGAAACGATGTCTAAAGCTGAGAAAAATATGGCTTTGGCTGAAAAAGCAAGAGCAGATGCAGAGGATAACGTACTTGAAGGACAGATGAAAGCCTACAAAGCACAAACTGATGTTGCAATGAAAAATAAAGAACTCAACGCTTTAGAAGAACAAGTCCAGATGCAACGAGAGGCGAATCAAATGAAGCGTGTGAGCGATAAAGAGTCTAACGAGATTAGCAGAGAATCTAATCAAATGAATAGAATTAGTCAAATGGAATCAAATATGAATAAAACAAAGTAACTTAACATAGATTGGGAGAAACTATGTCTGAAGAAACGGTCGTACCGGAATCGACACCCGAAGTTAGTGAAGCACCCGTTACAGAAGTACAAGAAAGCGTAACAGAGGACTCGCAACCTCCAGTAGACGAGCAATCGGATTCGTCATCCGAAGAAGCGACAGAAGAAACAGTTGTTGACGCTGTTCAAAAGGCTCTGACTGAAGATGATGAGCCAGAACCGAAGGCTGAAGTTGATGATACCAAGAGTGAGTCAAAGCCAGAGGATACCGTTCCCGACAAAGAACCGGATCAGGAAACTGAAAAGGCGGAAGAAAAGGAACAAAAAGCGGACAGCGAAGAACCTGAGCTTTACCGAGAACCTGAAGGTTTACAACCGAAAGCATCACGGCGCTTTCAGGATTTGGTGGCTGACAATAAAACAAAAGATCATGAAATTTCTCAAGCAAAAGAAGCTGTAACGCAGATTCAAAAAACAGTTCACGACTCTGGTCTTACTGCGGAAGAATTTGCTGTTTTGCTTGATTACGGTAAGTTGGCGACATCTACAGACCGTACAATGAAAGAACATGCTCTCCAGTTTGCCAGAGGTGAAGTACGAAGGTTATCTCAGGAAATGGGAGTCGAAGTAGAGGGAGTTGATCTACTAGACGATTTTAATGACCTGAAAGAACAAGTCGATAACTATGAACTGTCGAGAGATCATGCTGTTGAACTCGCAAATAGCAGGCGCAATAAACAGCGTACTGAGCAACAGACACAAGTAGCTCAACAACGACAACAGGTACAGAACCAACAAGTAGGGGTAACCCAAGACGCGGCAGTAAAAATACAGTCTTTTATGGATACAAAGAAAAAGACTGATATTGATTTTGCGGCCAAAGAAAAATACTTGTTGAATCAGGTGGAGTCTATACAAAAGAACTACCCACCTAATCAATGGCCTGCAGTTGTTGAACAACTTTATTCTGCTGTTGGTTCGATGGCATCAACTCAAACAGAACAAGTGAAAAGAACTACACAATCCCCATTATCGCCAAGCGGTAATACTTCTGGGCCAGCAAGTGCTGGAAGTATGGCAGACGCAATAATGACAGAATTGAGTGGTTAAATATTAATGGCATAATACTACGGAGGTTGACATGCCTTTTACTACCGAAGAGTTATCGATTGCTGGTAAAACAGCACTTGATTACTATATGAAGAACAAACCGGTAGATCAGATTTCCCAAGAGCGAGTTTGGTACAAAAAACTTCAGGGCGGGAAAGGATCGATGCCGGGTGGCAAGCAAAATGCAGTTGTTCAACTGCGTTATCGCTACCAAAATAATTTTTCGTTCTTTAACGGGCGAAAAATTGTTACTTACAACAATCGTTCCACGATTGAGCAAGCCACATTCCCGTGGAGAGCTTGTCATGATGGATTTACTTTGGATGAAGATCGTTTGATCCAAAATGGTATTTCTGTTACTGACAATAACAAACGTGGACGAGTTCACAGTAAAGCTGAAGTAGTTCAGCTAACAAATCTTCTTAACGAACAGATCGAAGTTCTTGATTTGGGTTGGGAAGAACAAATGGATCAGTTCTTACTGAAAGATGGCTCCGGTTCTACGGATGACATCGAAGGTTTGGACTATCTAATTGCAGTTAACCCGACTACGGGTACGGTTGGCGGGATTGATCGTTCTGTATCGGCTAACTCATGGTGGCGTAATAACTACGCAACTGGTATCACCACAGCTACCACAACGGGTACTATTATTGACGTAATGGAAACCCAGTGGCGTAACTGTACTAAGAATGGTGGCCGCCCTAATTATATTATGGCGGGTACTGATTTTATGGACGGTTACAGAAATTTTCTGTTGAAAACATACAGCACCATTCAGATCAATAATGGTTCTATGATTACAGCAGAAGGTGGAACTGACAGGATTCAGTTCAAAGGTGTTCCGATTATTTGGAACCCAACCTTTGATGATCTTGGTGGGACTTTTGCAAAACGCTGTTACTTTCTGAATATGAACTATATTCAGATGAAGGAGATCGATGGTCAGGGAAAAATTAGTAGGAAGCCACCCAGACCTTACGATCGGTACGAACACATGTGGGGACTGACCTCACGGTTTGCTGTATGTATGACTAGAGCAAACGCACATGCTGTGCTTGTACTTGCATAACAAATAAGCGGGCAGTCTGGTGTGTTAGCATATCAGGCCCCGTTAATTCTCTCCCGGCTGAAAGGCCCTTTGGGAGCTTTCTCTGTAGGAGTCATGATCCGACTCCGTGGATCGCTGAGATAGGCTGGGTGGGGATATATTTGTTTAAAAACACTTTTGGGAGAATTTTATGAGAGCCAAGCAATGTGATGTCACAATTTTTAAAAGCATAGAAGTTACTATCGCAAAACAGATATATGAACACGAAATAAAAATTTTAGAACAGATATTTGGTGATGGCAATGTCAAGAAGTATGTAAAACATGAGTACCATTATCCAAAAGATAAAAAATACCAAGTACAAAATAAAGACCCTGTTGTTCATAAGGTGCAAGAAATAGAATACGAATCTGAATATTCAAGATTGCAGACAGCTTATGGGGTCATAGAAGGCACAGAATTGATGTCTAATGTTGAATATGTTTATGGGCGAATGGAAGACCGCCGCTTGGAAAAAGAGAACAACGAAAAATACGCTGGTCAATATATTACGCCAGATGCGTTTGATGAAGAAGAAGATGATGTCATCGACATGAATTACAATGAAATGACAAACAGAGAACTAAAAGACCTTTTAGATGAGATGGGAATAAAATACAAGCCCATATCAAAGAAAGAAGTTTTAGTTGATTTAATCGAAAAAGCAGACAAAGGCGAATTGGAGACTGTTAGCTGATGGCTTTACCAACTTCAAGAAATTTAGGTTCTTTACGTCAAGAACTGAGAGATAGACTTGGATTCGCCGCACTTGGTTCTTCAGCAGGAATCAATACGGCGATTCTTGATTCATTTTTAAGACAAGCTCAAGAACAACTTTACTGGGAATATGTCCCGAGAATCCATATAGGCACAGATGAGATTGTTACTCAAGATGGGCAGTTGAAATATGATTGGCCAGATAACTGTAACCCAGATCGCTTGTTAATAGTAACCGCCCGTGATACGACAGCGGCTACTCCAAGCAGATGGCCTTTGATTGAAGGGATAGAGTATTTCCATGATGATTTCGTTACGCCAAAATCACAACCATCACGTTATGAACGTAGAGATCAAATAGAGATTTGGCCTTCGCCGGACAGCAACAAATACAGAATTGATCTTGAATATGTAAAAAGACTAAATGCTTTTAGCGTTGATACTGACAAAGCTACGCTTGATTCTGATTTGATTTTGATATTAGCTTTGGCAAACGCTAAATCACATTACCGTCATGAAGATGCGGCTGTTTATGGCAGTCAATTTACTCGCATGCTTGAAAAGA